ATACGGGTATTCTCCTAACAACAACACCATAAATTTTCACTCTTCAAAGTTACAGATATTTACAGACTATGAAGCCATGGACACAGATCCAATCATAGCCTCTGCATTAGATATTTATGCAGACGAAAGTACGGTAATGTCAGTAGAGGGAGATTTGTTAAATATTAGTACTCCAAATGAGAACATTAAAAAAATACTCTATAATTTATTTTACGATATCTTAAATATAGATTACAACCTATGGAGTTGGACAAGATCTTTATGTAAGTATGGAGATTTCTATTTGTATTTAGATATCGAAGAAGGTCTTGGTATAAAAAACGTTGTTCCTTTATCAGCCTACGAAGTTAGAAGGGTGGAAGGAACAAATCCAGAAAATCCTTATGAAGTTAAATTTATATACGAAGGATTACACACTACTCAAATGAGTCCGATTGTATATAGAAATGATGAAAGAAAAAATAAAGAATTAGATTATCATGAAATAGCCCATTTTAGATTATTATCTGATAGTAATTTTTTACCTTACGGTAGAAGTCAAATAGAACCTGCAAGAAAGATTTTTAAAATGCTTACTTTGATGGAGGACGCTATGTTAATTCATAGAATCATGAGAGCCCCGGAAAGAAGAATTTTCAAGATAAATGTAGGAAGTATTCCGCCTAATGAAGTAGATAACTACATGTCTACTATTATATCGGCAATGAAGAAAACCCCTTATGTCGATGAAAAAACAGGAGATTATAACCTAAAATTTAATCTCCAGAACATGTTAGAGGATTATTACTTACCGGTTAGGGGAAAAGATGCGAGTAGTGAAATAACAACATTACCGGGTTTAGGCAATCAAGGTTTCATGGATGATATCGAGTACGTCAGAAATAGAATGATGGCTGCTTTAAAAATTCCTAAGCCTTTTTTAGGGTATGATAAAGACACGGAAGGTAAGTCTATGATTGCTGCCGAGGATGTTAGATTCGCTAGAACTATAGAAAGGATTCAGAAAATAATTGTATCGGAGTTAAATAAGATTGCTATCATTCACTTATATACTCAAGGATATAAGAATGAGGAATTGATTGATTTCTCTCTTTCTCTAAATAATCCATCTTTAGTTTATGAAAGACAAAAGGTAGAAATACTAACAGAGAAAATGAATTTAGCTTTAGTTATGCAAGATTCTAAATTATTCTCTAGGAAATATATACATGAAAACTTATTTAAATTATCAGAATCAGAAAGATTAACAGAGGAAGAATTGATTATTGAGGATTTGATGACTACTTTTAGACACTCTCAAATAGAAACGGAGGGCAATGATCCCAAACTATCAGGACAAAGTTTTGGTACTCCACATGATATGATGTCATTAAAGTTAGCTTCTAAAGGAAATGAAGTAGATGCAATGTCATTTGACGATGGAGAAGAGTTAGAATTTGCAGACAAGGAGGATAATCGAGGAAGACCTAAGAGAATTGGTACATTCGGCACAAAAGATGACACAGTTAATGGTAGAGATTCTATGGGAGACCGGGATATGAAATCTAATTTAGAAGGAGAACGAGACCCTTTAAAAGCTAGAAAAAGAGAGAATCCGGTAAATTTAGAGTCAAAACTAGTAAATTCTCTCAGGAGACAATTTGATAGTGGTATAGGAAACAAGAATCTAATTATCGAAAAATCATTTAAAGAAAACGAAAAAGCAGCAGGCACAGATTTGCTAAGTGAAAATAACTTGTTAGATTTAGAGTGATTTAGATAAACATTACAATATTTATTTAAAATAATTTCTTTTAATAAGAAATTCACAACTATAAAAAATGAAGAAAATAAAACACAAAAAGCACCGGAATACGGGATTGATTTTTGAAATGCTAGTGAAAAAAATGACTAGCAATGTATTACAAGGAGAAGGGATAAATGAAATATCCTCAATTATAAAAAAACACTTTTCAAACAATTCACAGATTAGACAGGAGTTGACGTTCTACCAAATGTTAACTAAAGAGAAAGTAAATAGTCCTAACCTCGCTAATGAATTAATTGAATCCATAAAAGAAGCTAGAAACTCCTTAGACCTCGAAAAATTGAATAAGGAGAAATATAGATTATACAAAGACATTACATCATATTTCGGCGGGGATTCTTTCTTTGACATAAAAGTAGAGAACTATCAAAACTATGCTAGCATCTATACATTATTCGAGTACAATCAATCAGATAATCCTCCAGTAATGGTTTCAAATAAACAGAATCTAATAGAATGTATATGCAATGTAGAATCATCTAATACCATGTCATCTGAATACTTAACAGAATCAGAAGATATTAGATTGTCAGCATTTGAGATAATGATTGAAAAGTATAATGATAAATACAATGGTCTATTAAGTGAGCAAAAAACATTATTAGGCAATTATATAAACATGGAGACATCATCAGATGAATTTAAAACATTTATTACATCTGAAACAAGTAGATTGAAAGAATCCATTAATAGCATTATTCCTAATGTTGAAAATGTAGCATCAGCAAATAAGTTAAATGAAATGATTGATGTCTTAGATCAAGTTAATAATGCAAAATATATTACAGAAGATCATATACATGTTATTATGAAATATTATGAGTTTGTAAATGTTATAGCAAAGTGAAAAATATAAAAAATAATAAAGAAGCATTCATGAAATACCTATTTGAGTCTTTAAATAAAAGTTTTAAAGTGGGTGGCCCCGCCGAATCTTCTTCCAAATACTTACCTATTGACGACGAGGATGGAGTTAAAACTGAAATGAATGTAACAAGTAATCTAGATGGTGGTGAAGGCCCTCCAAGAACTCCTCTAGTATTCAAAAGAAGAAAACCTGAGACAAAGGAAAAACCTTACAAGTTCATAAAGAAAACAACTTTCAATAAAATAGAGAGGGATAAAGAAAAACAAAAATCCACTCCATTTTTAAAACAAGAATCCGTAATAAATTTCATAGACGAATTCTTAAAAAATATAAATAATGGCACAAAATAGAGTACTCCTAATAGACTCCATATCAACTTTTAATCCCGTTAGCTGCGTATTAAAAGAATCCAAAGGTAAAAACGGCGGATTATTAGTTAAAGGGATATTACAAAGAGCAGATTCCATAAACCACAATAAAAGGATGTACCCTCGAAAATTGATGGATGAGCAAGTTAAAAAATATCAGGATAAAATAAAAGAAGGTATAGCTTACGGAGAATTAGATCATCCGGAAAGAGCTGATACCTGGCTATCTGAGGCATCTCACATAATTAGAGAAATTTGGTGGGACGGAGATGACATATATGGTATTGCTGAAATTTTAGACTGGACACCAAAGGGTAATTTACTAAAACAATATTTTGATAAGGGACACACGGCAGGAATAAGTTCTCGAGGAGTTGGAACTTTAAGAGAAGCTGGCCTAAGAAATGGCGCACCTTACTATGAAGTTGGAGAAGATTATGAAATGGTTGCTTTTGACTTTGTATCTAATCCATCTACACAGGGAGCATTCATGTCGCCTGTAGTAATGAAAGAATCTAAAAATTATTTTGTAAATGTTGATACACTAGCTGACGAAATCCTAAATATGTCAAAAATACTGTAATGGCATCCATAATTTTTATTGCTCCTGATTTTGTTTTTACCGATAAATTAGAGGGCAAATTTAGAGATGATGATAAAACAAGAAAGGTTGGTGCTGCTATGAACGATAGGCATTCAAAGTTGTCTATAAAAGAAGCAGAAATAGCGAAAAGAGAATTTGAATCCGCTTTAAAAAATACTAAAAAGGGAGCCTATAAAAAAAATGTTAGGGTAGAAAAAAGCCTAGATAATTTATACAAAAATGCAGAAGATTTAATAAAAAGCAATAAAATAATAATAGTAGCAGTACCACTAACTAGAAAATTCTTCTTAGAGAAAGTAACTCCTAGTGGTATTAGCAGAGATACTTTTTTAGCTAGATTAGACAAAGCAGGTGCGAAAAATAAAATAAAAGTAAGGAAATATTTACTACTATTTTCTTATGATATAAATCAAGTATATAATGAAGACGATTTCACTAAATTAGTTTCAAGTACAAGAGATGAATATGTTAAAAGTTCTGAATCCGGAAAAGGTTTCATGACTAAAGTAGATAAAGGAGATAAAAGTAAATTCATAATCTACAATAAAGAGGATAAATTTAAAGAGGCAAGAGTAATTGAAGCAGATACAACAGGTGAAAAAAAATTAATCAAACCTCCGGAAGGAGTTTCTGAATTTACCGGATTTCAAAATGTTATAAAACTAGAAGAAGAGGACGATGAAGAATTAAAAATTTCAGAACTAATAAAATTTCAAAAAGAAGCTAAGTCCGTTTCTAAAATATTATTTACTCCTACCGGGAATATAGTTAAAGATTTAAAAATAGCAATTAATAATAAGTTAGTCATAAAAGTAAAATATACCGGTAGAGTAAATTACACAGGGGAATTAGCTACGGGAGTTAGAATAATAGAACCTGTCGCCTTAGGAACATCAAAAATAGGTATATCTCAAAATTCCCTAGCACTAAGAGCCTGGTTAAAGAAAGGAGATACCCTAAGTCCTGAAAATAGACCAGGGTGGAGATTTTTATATGTATCCCGAATAGATAGCCTAGAATTTACGGGAGATTCCTTTAATTACAAAAGACCTTCTTTTAATAGTACAGGAGATAAATGGTTAAAATCTATAGTAGCTATCTCATCTTTTGATAAAACTAGAATATATGGAAAAGGTAGAAGAGCAGAAATAGAGACATCATTAGTAGTAAGATTAAGTCTTCTTATCGCATCACCTAATGCAACTAAACGAGAGCTGATAACATATATAAGAAAATTAAAAGAAGTGAAGGAAAATCACGAAAGTGGCGCGCAAGTTTTAGGATACAAAGACAGGGAATTATTGTATAAATATTTTCCTCAAACACGTTAAATTATTTTAAAAATAAATAAAAATACACGTTTTACATAAAAAATAGCATTTTAGTAAAAAACAATAATATTTATTGATAATAATATCTTGTTTAATATAAGATTAAACGATTAGAAAATATATTTAAGATTTACAATAGTCTTACAATCAAAATAGTAACATGAACGATTTATTAAAATCCGCAATTGCAGACGCAAAAGCCATAAAAGATACGGCAATGCAAAATGCAAAAGCAACCTTAGAGGAATCAATCTTCTACAAAGTGTCTCCACTTCTTGAAAGTAAAGAAGAAGAAGAAAAAATGGAAGAAGGAAATGGAGAACAACCACCTTGGCTTCAAAAGAAGAAAAAACCTAACATGGAAGCCAAAGAAGAGGGTGGAGAAGAAGAAGACGAAGTTGAAGAGTCTTATGATAACGAAGAAGAAGATGGTAAAGAGCAAGAAAATGAATCCGCTTCTTTAGAAGAAATCTTAGCTGAATTGGAGGAGGAGTTAAAATCTTCAAACATTGGATCAGGAGACAACAAAATGGATAATTACGACAGCGATACAGAAGATCCTCAAGGTCCTAAGTATTTTAGCCGAAATGAAGTCATGACCGCCCTAGAAACAATGTTTTCAGAAGCCATCGGAGACAAGAAAGGTGAGGACGAGGAAGAAGACGAAAAAGAAAAAGATATGAAACAGATGCAAAACGAATTAAAAGAGGCTTATGAAGTTGTAAATCAACTCAAAGGAATGCTTCAAGAAGTTAATCTGTTGAATTCTAAATTACTTTACACTTCTAAACTTTTCCGTAACTACGCTTTATCAGAAAATCAGAAGAAAGATATTTTAGAAAACTTTGAGCGTGTAGTCACAATCAGAGAGGCTAAATTATTATATTCTACTTATGCTAAAGTACATGAAGGTGTAGACGCAAACAAAGGTAAAAAATCTAAAAATATTACCGAATCTTTTGCTTCAAAACCAACTAACAGCACAGCTCCTTCTGCTGCCACTAAATCAAATATTGTAAACGAATCAAACAATCTACGTGCAAGATTACAAGAGCTTGCAGGTATAATTAAGTAAAAATATGGGAAATTTAGACCACATGCTTCCGCATGACTATAACAGGACACAAAAAGCGGAGGCGATGAAATACATAACCAAGTGGGAACCCACTGGTTTACTTGAGGGCTTGGATGAAAAAAGAGAGAAACCGCACTTAGCAGTACTTTTGGAAAATCAAGCTCGCCAAATCGTAACAGAAGCTAACAGAACTGGTACTGCTTCTAATTCGGAAGAATGGGCAGGTGTA